GAGAGTGGCGATATTCCTTTGCGAGTATTGAAAAAGAGATACCCTCCCCACGGATTCATGAAAAGGGCGGCGCGAGCGAAGCGAGCCATCCATGAAAGTTTTGGGAAACTCAAGTGAAAAATCTCTTTGTTGTGTTTTGTTTTTGTGTTTTGTTTGTTTTGATTTTGCTATTAGACTTCGACGGCAACCGGATCGGCAGGCGACTTGCTACGACGTACGCGTGCGAGGTGAGCCTTGCGCTCATCCTTCTTCTCTTGAGGGAGAGCAGCCCAACGAGCCTTTGCAGCTGCTGAACGCTCCTCCTTTGTCATCTTGGCCTTCTTGGGCTTTTCTTCCTTGACTTCCTTGACTTCAGGAGCCATGAGGAACTCCATGGCATCTGCCGCAGTCATCGACGTAGTGAGCTCAGGGATTTCCCAAAGCTCAGCAAGACGACGCAGGACGAGTTCGTTAGACATTCTGGATTGATTGAATTGGATACCTTCTGGTGGGGGTAAGATAGATTTGTTCTGGAGAATCCAGTTCCATTTTTTAGGGGTGAACTTAGGGGAGTTCGAACATACTAGTTCTTCACAACCAATTCGTAAACTAAAAAATGGAACTTGATTCAACAAATGCCTTCTCCATCAAAGATGAATTCTCCAAAAGTCGCAGACACGATGAAGAAGGAGGTTGAGTACATTAGAATAATCAAGTTTCCAGTTGGAGCTGCGCAAGATGCGTTTGAGACTACCATGCCGTTCGACGATCCGTGTCGATATGCATGGAAGAAGTATTTCCAAGTGTCTGTGTGGGACAAAAAGGAAAGGTTCATTGCAGTGGGGGATTTGATTTATGTGTTTCTCAAAGTGGTTGAAGGAACAGACTTCGCAGACTTCAAGACAGAAAGGTTTATCGGATTCCTCTGCGGGTTTCGACTTGGTCAATATGAGGCAATCTGTGAGCTTGTAGTGCAGATTCAGCAAATGATTGACTTGACGCCTGCGATTGACGGAGTGACCATTACGATAACTTAGTCCTCACATACGCTGCGTTGACTCCAGAAAACTCAGCAACAAGGTGAAAGAGGACACCAGCTACAAAAAGAGTAGGCCACTTAGAAAGACCAAGTTTTTCAGTGACCCAGTAGATCGGAAGAAAGAACAAGCCAACCAGAAGAGCCTCAAAGATAACGTTCATTTATAAAATGGAAGTGTTTTTATCTTGGAAGTGAAAGACATCAAAATGAACGTCTCTCAAGCAGCAATCGACGCGAAGAACACGCTGGATCTCCTCGACATGACGGTCAAGGTTGTGACCGCACCAGAGGAGCCTAGGTGGACGGTTACATTCCAGCAAACAGACGAGGTGTATCTTGTAGCAGAGGTCATCGTTGACAATGGTGGCATCGTTGCCTCTGTGCTTGACTTCAAGGGCATGGATCATAAGATGAAAGCGCGCATCATGGACGTTCTGCTTCAATACATCGATGTCTAAATCTTCTCAACCTTCTCCTTCTCAACTTTTATCAACCCAACCGGTTTGTACACATAGACACAGTTATGAACCTCGGTCGTCCGACACTTAACACAGAAGACTTTTTCAGTTGAGCAAGGGCACTTGAACTCAAGGTGAGTCTTCTTCTTGCAATGAGCACACTTCATTGAGAGTACTTGCCTAGATAAAATCGCTTCTGTTTTTTAATGAAGAGAATCACATTCAAAGTATCTGTTGATTCTGATGTTAACTATCCTTTACCAAAGTTTACAGAAGAAGTGCAGATGTATCTAGCAGACCCACATGGTTGGGAGTCTAAGGGATACGATTTTGTCATGGTGGACAAGAATCCGCACGTGGTTGTTAGATTGGCTTCACCCGCCGGCCTCAGAAAACAGGGATGTGACCCAAACCTTAATTGCGCCGAACTGGGAACCGGTACGAGTTGGGGACATCACTTACTTGTGAACGCATTACTCTGGACACGTGGGGCACCCAAGAGTAAATTGGAATTAGAAGACTACAGACAGTACGTTATATCGCATGAAATCGGTCATATCCTTGGTCATGACCACGCAAAGTGCCTTGCGCCCGGGCATCCAGCGCCGGTGATGTTGCAGCAGACACTCGGCCTTCACGGGTGCTCTCCGAATACAAACGTGTCGTAGGTGCGTCCTTACGATAGACTACTTTTGAACCTGAAAAGAAGAATAGCAATAGCAGAACTACTGCGACAACTAAGTACATTATACTTAATGCTTTAGTTGGTGAAAGGAAGCAACCTTAGTTGCTGTACGCAAGACCACCCATACCGGACATCACACGGAAGATGTTGTAGTTCACCGCATAGATGCGGAAGTTGAACGGGGTGGTCTTGGTCGGCTTTGCAAGACCGGCCTCCGCGATGCTGTCGAACACGAGGGTCGTCGTGTCGATGCGCGAGAAGTTGCACGTGCCAGACGGCTGGTGCTCCTCGGGCTGAAGAGCAAATGAGTACACGTTGATCGGGTTCTCGTGAGGAGTGTACTGGACGTTGGGGGCCGTAACAACAATAACCGGTGTACCACTGATAGAAGATGGGGCATACAGGAGGCTCTCGCTGACGTTGTATGTTCCAAGCTTGCCGTTACCAGTTCCAAAAGCAGAGATGATTGTTCCAGGAGGGAAAAGGGATACTCCAGATACAGAATTGACTGTTGCGGTTGCAGTGACAACCGAGCCCTCATTGATATAGCTATTCGCTGCAGTGGCGTCGCGGAAGGTGTCGTTGCTGACGATGTTGATCACGTTTGTGGCAAAGATGATATCGGTTCCAGCGGTAGTTCCCGTAATGGTGTACGGCGATGCAGCCGGTGCTGTAACCTGAGCGCGCATCGGCCAGAAGGCACCGCCGGTGTGGTGCTGGTAGGGCTGAACACGCCAGAAGTAGTCGCCATAGCGCTCATCGAAGCGGTCCTGTCCGTTGATCTGGAGACGGCAGCGGTTAACGATATCATCATAGCTGAACGGCTGCGTGAATCCCATGTTCTTCGTGAGGTCAGAGCCGCAGTCAGTCTTGCGGGCATCCTGGAACACCCACACCAGCTCCTTGACCGGATGGTTGAGCGTCAGGTCAATGCGAGCCGACGCCGTCGTCAGAGTCTGAGAGAGACCATACTGGAGCTGGTCAATCAGGTACTCATGCGACTGCTGGGCGAACCGGCGGCGCTCCTCAACATCCAGGTAGATATAGTCAATGTAGAGCGCCATGTCCTTGAGCTGCGGGAGCTTCGCAGCCTGAGAAGCGACAGTGCCAGTCGTGCCAGGCGTTCCAGAGACGAGGTCAGTTGCAGGCGAAAGGGTCACGTTGATGCGGACCTCATGGTACTGGAGGGCGATCAGCGGCAGAGCAAGTCCTGGATTACGGCAGAACCAGAACTGGAGCGGGATGTAGAGGATCGCAGGGCGGCCACCGCACGACACAGCAGATGTCGTAGAGCCACCAAGGTATCCGCCAAGCATGCTGTCCATCTTGACGGAGTTGTCAAAGTTAGAGGTCAGGTTCTCCCAGAGGAAGAGCCACTCACCATAGTGAGTATCCATAATCTGTCCACCAATCTCCACCTCAATCTTCTTGAGGAGCTGGTAGCCAAGGCGACGCTCCCATGCAGCCGACCACTTGACGCCAGCCGTCGTCGTGTCGGGGAGCTGAACCTCGAGGTATGTCTTGTACATCAGGGCGGCGTTGCGGTTCACAACGGCCACGACGCGCTGTCCGTACTGAGGTGCGCCAGTGAAGTTGACACGGAAGGCCTCCATTGCGAAGTTCGTGTGACGCTTGTAGAGCACCTTCCAGAAGGTGATGTGGGGATTTCCCGAAATGTAGGCATCCTGAGCACCATATGCGACGAGCTGAAGAAGACCACCGCCCATTATGTTTATTCTCTGCGAGGATATATTCTTCTGGGTTTGACACAATGGCAAGGCGCCTTAATCAAACACGAAGGTTCTGCAAGTGTATCAAGAAGGTAAGGGGTACGTTCCGAAATGAAAAAGGACCAATTGCTGTTTGCGTAAAGTCTGTGTTATGGACACAGGGTAGAACTCTCAAGCGGTTCACGTGTGGAAGGAATGGAAGGGTTGTCACGCAGAAACGGACTCGAGTGCCTTCTTAGCGGCCATCTGTTCTGCTTTCTTTCGCGTAGTACCTTCTCCGTACTCGATCGTATTCCCCCTGAGGATAATGCAGACTCGAATTCGTCCATCGTCGTATGGGTCTAGCATGGTATAGGTCGGTGTGGTTCCATATTCGCGCTGGCAATACTTTTGATAGATGTCCTTGTAATTTGTAACTGTCGTCACCACGTCTTGAATGTCTAGATAGGCCTCCAATACAGTGGTTACGAATGAATATACAATGTCAAACCTGTTTCCACAATCAGTCCAGAGTGCGCCGATGAAGGCTTCAAAGATGTCGCCGAGTTTCTGAATGTTCTTGCGTCCATTGATAGCAACAGACTCTTCATTGTGGCGAGAGATGACATAGTACGTGTCTAGCCCAACCTTCTGGCAAAGAACGCCAATCCGTTCATTGTTGACTAGCTCTTTGCGAGCATCTGTGAGGAATCCCTGCTTCTTGTCGGGGTACTTCTTTCGCAGATAGGTAGCCACACAGACACCTAACACGGAATCACCCTCAAACTCAAGACATTCATACGATTCATCCTGAAGCGGCATGACGCCAGAAGGACAAGCAGCTAATGCTGCGGGTCGTCCATCGGGAGTAGTGTATTCAGCACGCTTCACATAGGTTGTGTGAACCATTGCGACCTGAAAGACTTTGGGATTTGAAACTCTGTAGTGCGGTAATCCATGCCTATGTAGGACTCGGTGAATGTCCTGCTCCTTAAATGCTCGGTTTCGAGGATTATACGGAGAATACGTATCCATTGCTTTGTCGTTTCCTCGGCGTTCTTTTATCCGTTTTTCTACACAATGGGAGCAGCGAAGTCTATGTGCTATAGTGAAGTACTCGATCCATTACCGCCAGTGCCGCCGCCCAAAGTACCCGAGATCTCCGACATTCGTTACTACAAACCATGGAGAAAGGACATGGCAGTCGGGCTCGTCTTCTTCAACCCAGCAAAGTCCAAGCGTATGCTGATGAACTATCTGTACACAATTGAAAAATTGAAGGTAGCAAACATCCCGTACTATACTCTTGAATTGGTGTTTGACAAGTGCGAACCTGAGATTCGCGACGCTCACCATGTCTATGCAAAGTCAGTGATGTTCCATAAGGAGAATCTCTGCTCTATTCTTGAAAGCAAAATCCCTTGGTGGTACTCCAAGGTTGTGTTCCTAGATGCCGACATCGTCTTCGGAAATTCCGATTGGTATTTGGAAGTCTCAAGTGCTCTTGAGGAGAATGATGTAGTTCAGCCGTTCTCATCTGCGGTCTGGCTTGATATCACCTATACCAATGTAGTCCAGGAGCGCCAGTCAGTTATCTACATGGATAAAACAAAGACCTTCGATCATAAGTACCATCCGGGGTTCGCCTGGGCGTTCCGTCGTAAGTGGTACCGCAAGAATGGCTTCTTTCAATATGGAATCACTGGAAGCGGCGATACAATCTCTGCAGCCGCGTGGTTAGATATCAAGTTTCCGGAGACCTACTTGAAACCAGCATTAGTGCCGGCTTACAAGGAGTTCTGTAAGAATCCTCTTCCTAGAATTACGTGTACGTCAGGGTCAGTGTATCATCTGTGGCATGGAACCCACAAGAACCGCAAGTACGTGGACCGTCATGTCATTCTTGACGGAATTAAGGACGTACGAACGATCATGCGTCCATCATGGAGTGGAGTTATGGAGTTTAGCATTCGTGGTATTTCCGACAAGCTGAAGACTTATTTCCTCGAACGCGAGGATGATGGCGTCTAGCGTTACTTCTTATACACAAAAGCTGCAAGACGCTCTCTTATCGGATTTTCGTTGATTTCAGTCTCTGTCTCGGGAATTTCAGGCGGTTGAACCCACATCTCGCCATCAATCATATCAAACAATATCCGGATACTCTTGAGTGGAACACTGAAGAACTCGCGCTTAGGGTGAATTCTCTTACCAAACGCTCCCAAAGCTTTATGTAACTTTTGCTCCTTGTCGCGAGCATCGGTCACTCTCTTTGCGAATTCAAGTTTGAAGGTTGGAAGAGCCCATGTACATCCATTTGCGTCTTTCAGTCTCTCCAATGGAGTCTTGTCTGTATACCCAACCTTGAATGTCTCTACGGGCAGCGATGAATTTGAAAAAACATAGATATAGCCTTCTGTCATAGTTGTACCAATCTGTGTCAAGTAAATACATTCTAGAACCACTTAAAAATATTGTGTTGTGAAGAGTCATATCATTGATGGTGAAGCCCCTGTTCACTCTGGCGACTAGACTACTTAGCACGCACGGCTCGTTCGTATGTACGGTATCAAGGATCCGGAGTGGGTTTCTCCCTCGTGAAAACTTGGATCAAGCAAAACAACAATTAGCAGAAATTCAGCGAACCCTTCGCGAGATTGAAGAGACTCTCAAGCAGGATCAGTCTCGCTTAGCAACCTTGAGCTCAAAACCGTAATCAGTTTCCACCATCTTAGCCTCTTGGCGACGCACAATCTCATTCATCAACTCTTCTGCTGGCTCCTTTGGAAGCAGGTCCTCAAGATACGACTTGAGTTCCTTCTTGGAGAGAGTCCAGCCCTTCTTCCACTGATTTGGCTGTTTAACACTAAACACCAAACCAGATGTCTTGAGCTCAATGTTGGTCGGTAGGTTCTTCTCACTTGCATACAGTGCTGTAAGGTCAAGCTCAACTGTACGCCTCTCATCACGAAGCTTGGTTGCATTGGCATTGACCTCATTCAAACGCTTGCT